TTATATTCACCTATCTTGCCGAAGGATCTAGCCCGTTCCGCTGAAAACGTCCTGCCCCCATCATCCGAGTAAGACATTCTGATTTGAGGATCAGAACCTTGCCCGCTTGTTAGCCCTACACCTGATTCCATGAATAACTCATTTTCTGACCAAAACTGAGCGCTACCATCTATCATATAAGGCTGTGAGGTTCTTTCCTGGTAAATAGTTTCCCCATATTCTGTATAAACGTCATCAAGCTTCCCTATGCGCCCGTCTTCGGTATCAGTACAAAGAACTTCACCGTATGCCTGTACTATTGCGCTTACTCTCCATTTATTATCAGTCAATCCCGTTTGTAGTTGGAACCAGCGCTTAGAAGTCCCGTTATAACAAAAGGTAATATCCGGAATAGTGTCTGATTCAAAGGTAAACGCCACTATAAACTGGCCATTAACAGTAAAACTATAAGAGAACGCTAAAGCTATTTCAGCTTCTGTGAACTTCTGGATTTCGTGGTCTATTGCATCAGTCGAAACCTTAACAGCCGATTGACTACTAACAACCCTCCATATAGCGGCCTTCTCATTTACACCGCCCCCGATAAACATAAAAGTATTATCAAACTCAATCGGAGAGAATTTTGCATAACAGCCTTTTTGAATATTAGCTCCCTGTATACGCTGAAAAGGAAAACCAGAGCCGCCTATATTCTGAAAGACTTCTATAGTCTCTTCTCCAAGTATAAATAATTCATTATGATTAACGTGAGCCGTTATTATTCTATCTGGGTTAATCTCTGCCGTTCCAAAATCAAGAGCATCGAAAGTTAAGGGATCATTTAAGGCTGAGTTAAAAAACACACTTCCATCTGAGGCTGTATATACATAATAACCGTCTTTAAATACTACTGAATCAGATGTTATATAATCAGGGTCCGTTACTTGCGTAATAGTTGAGGTTCCGCTGTCGAATTGATAAGCATTGCCGCCAGGAACTACAATAGCTAATTTAGTCCCGTTGCTTGCCATTGAAACTCTACCTGTACCACTTATAAAGCCATAATTAGTATAAGCTCCAGCAGAATCGAAAGAGAATAAAGCATTGCCATTGACTACATAAGGTATGCCCCCCATTACAATAGCGCCCCTATTAGAATTATCTCCTGTAGTCCCGAACTGAGTTAATCCTTTTGGTTGTATCAGTGCTCCTGTACTTAATGACTCACTTTCTGCTATCTGAGGTATCCAGTTAATGCAGTTTTGATAAGACATGGGGATGGATTGATTTTCATAGAAGCCTCCAAAAATGTTAAGTGGTATTTGTGGCATTAAGCCGCCCCTGTATCATAAAAGAATATACCAGCTACAATATCAACTACACCGCCTGAATTATTCGTTAATTGAAAAAGATAATTCCTAGCTAGTAGCCCATTGGGCGCTAAAACCCATTCTGGGACTGCTTGGTCAAGGTTTGAAGCCCCCTTTTTCTCCCCTACATTCATTACCCAACTTTTCCGAGTGCCGACATCAGTTATAGTAGGCGCTAGATATACTTTAACATCGGTTGTTTTAACTACTGCATCATTGGTGCTAACTACTAACTCTTCAGCACCATTAGCTGAAACCGTAGTGTCTTTATATAAAACTACATCAAGGTCAAGAGTTCCAGTAACGGCTTTGCTTGTAAACCCAAATCTCATATGTACCTGCCTTGAAGCATCTCCGGCAGGAATAACAACCAGAAAATTCAATGTACCCTCATTTGCAAGTCCATTATGTCTATCACTATGGACAAAAACCTTTCCTTCATGCCCTAAATGGTGAAAGGTTGAGGTTGTTGGTATGCTTTTAACAAGCGGGTCTGTTTCAACGCCCTCCATTCTATTTAACCATGCTGCCCCTGTCCACTCGGATACCAACCCCGTATCAGTCTCAATAGCTAATTGCCCTATAAAAGCCTTGGCAGGTTTTGTATCAGTGGATAACCCTGACCATATATATTTATCTGAACCCCTATCGGGGGAATCTCCTACTGCCATGATATACTCCTATTAATAATGTCCTGCGTCAAAAAAGAAAGGAAGCCCGTTTGCGGCTAATGTCAATTCTATGCCCGCTCCCCCATTCCATAGAAAGTCAATATCACTCCCTGCACCAACTGACGCACCCTCGACAACTCCACCGTCTGATAAGGCATAATCGAAGATATATGATACATCTATATCGCCATCAGCAAACTTAGAAAACGCTCCACCTATATAAACATCGCTTGTAAAGGAGTGCATAGCAGTATAAATTCCAGATTGATTAACCGATGTTGCAATCCTGGTCATACTTACTCCATTACCTACATACAATTTAAAACCGTTACTTGTGCTACTACCATCATATGTAAACCCAACCAAAATATATGAACCCTGCTCTGAGGTTAAAGTAGCGGTAGAGTCTCTACCTATATTGACTGATAAACTAGCATCATATAAATTAATATGTAATCTATCAATACTATCAACTCTGAAAAAAAACTCAATATCTGCTGCGCCAGTTCCTTTTCCTGCTAAAACAAAGTCAGTTGCATCAACCATATTTATCCACATAAATATTGAAAAAGGTCTATCAGTTGACGCATCTCCAAAATTATAAGCCGCATTATGGGGAACAATAGATTCATCATTAATGCCATCATAAGTTAATGCTTGCCCAATATGTCCAGCTACATAACCAGAAGGGCTAACTGAGGACATATCTTGCAAGCCAAAAGTATCAACTCCACTATTATTAACAGGCCATTGAGATATAGGGTTAGCAGTAAGTGCCACTATTTACTCCATAAAATAATTCTGCTGCATTTAGTAGGGATAGGCTCATCGTGCACCCATTCACCAAGCGCTATAAAAGAACCTGTGCCTATTTTAGCTTCATTAGAGGTACACATTTGTATGAGATTATTTAAAACTATATCTACATCGGTTTTATTATGACATTTAATATTACCATTAATACAATATCTCCCTTCGATATTTTGACCAGCATATAGAGTATATTCTTCTTTGAAAACTCTACTATCCTGTTCGCTTGGAGTAAGCAAATCTAAATCACCTCTTAATGTAGAATCTTCCGTAAATACAGTAAAATCTATGGCGTATTTCATGATTACACCGTTGTATAGTAAATTGCATAGCTTATATCTTCAGCTACACTATTAGCGATAACTACATCTTCCCCTAAAGCGCCTTCTATATAATTGCTAGATAGTGGTAGCATCCAATGAACACCGCCTACTATCGCATTCCTCATCTTAACTAACTTTTGGGTAGTGCCTATATCTATAGTGATATCGCCCGTCAAGGTAGCATCTGCCGATATAGATACACCATAAACCCTTACTTTATCTCCTGCCGCTATAGTTACCGCTGTTGTATCGCCAGAAGTGGCTTTATCTGCAACCGCTGTTGACAATGAAGCTCCTGTAGAGACTGCCGAACCACTAGCGCTTACTAATTGCCAGGATAACCCCGTCCACTCATATTTATTGCCCGTATCTGTCTCTATTGCTAATTGTCCGATAAACGCATCCGTTGGCTTGGCTGCTGTTGACAGCCCTGCCCATGCGTATTCATCAGATCCTAATTTTGGTGAACTGCCTACGCTCATTAGAAATTCCTCTTGTCTTTTTCAGGAAAGAAAGTATCATCTAGTAAATCATCACACTGATTCCCTGCGCCCCTTGGAAGTGTCGAGGGATAGTCTACATCGCCTATAAATACGTTAGCTCTTAGCATGTTTTCAAAGTGTAGCTTCACTGAGGCCGCTAAAGCAGGAGAGATGGGCCTAGAGTATTCAGGAGCTAAAACAATAGCCAGAGAGTCGATTATGGCCGCATTAGCGCCCCTTGGTACTCTTACCTCATCTGTTAAGTTAGCAATAGGAGAGAAGCCTAGATTATATCCAGACTCTTCCCAATTACTAAGCATGTCATTCAGCATATCAAGGCCGTCCTGAAGCTCACTTGCCTCTAGCGAAGTCTCCGAAGCCCTTATGCCTAATCTTGTTAATGCTCTTGTTACTATTTCAGTTCCAGTTGCCATATAAACCTCTAGTGTTCTGTTGGCCCGTCAATTAATTTCTGTACTTGCTTTCTAAGTGTTTTAAGTTTCTGCCTTTTGTCAAGTTCACATCCAAAATGCTCTCTTGCATAATCTTCTAGCTCGTTCTTATCAATCTCCCCGATATTCAAAGCGCCATTTAGGGAATTAACAACCCCTTCTACAGCGTCACCGAAGTCTTGAACCTTCATAGCATCATCAGGATCTATACCAACATCAGGTAACTTGATAAAGTATGCCGGAGAGTCCTTCCATCCTTTCTTTTCGTAATCTTCAAACTCTTCATTTTCAATTATCTTAGGTTGCTCTGTTTCGTGATATATCCATCTTTGA